CCCCGACCATAGCGTAATGTACACAATGTCTAGGGTAACCACACTCTTCGTATAAATACTTAAATGTTTCCAAACCCGCATCGTGATTTTTACAATATGCCGCAGCAAAACTTATATCGTCTTCATCTTCTCTCAAATCATCACCATTCTTTGGGAGTTCTTCGATTATTTCATCAATTTCGTTACGACGTTTTTTTAATTCGTCGAGTTCGCCGTTTTCACACACTTTCCAGATAGATTTCATTTTAAGTTTTATTTTGTTATACGTTTCTTTATAACTTAGGTTGTATATGTAGTATATAAAAAGGGTATTTTTATATACTAAATATTACTATTGTTCGATATAATCATCCTCCGAATCCGTTAAAATAATACATTCGGGTCTAATAAGTTCCTTCTTTTTACGCGTCTTTTTAACTGGTTCTTCTATACCATATTCACGGTGATAAAGAACCTTTTGCCAAAAATCTTCCATAACTGGTAAATACTTAGCAAACCATTCACGGTCCCTTTTCACATTAACAACAACAAATTCTTCAGGTTTGGGCCAATTAAAATCAGCTGGTTTATATTGTATAAAATCTGCTTCTTCTAATTCTAAAATATCCATACATAACTGTAACTGAGGCATATAATGCTCTGGTACCTCTGGTTTAATCTCCCTCATCATAGGACATTTAATTTCAACTAACTTACCTGATTCTGAAACACCATCTGGACTCCCTCCTAGAAACGGATACTTAGGATGCGGACATAACCCCAATTCATGTACTACCTCCCCATGTCTTTGTTCATAAATGATACGTGCTTCATCTTCATATTTTTCACCGTGTCGAGTTGCTTCATTACCATGGAATGGTTCACCCTTTCCACATTTTTTTAATAACAATTGATGTGGTGTTTCGTATTTATTTACACCAATAGCCGAAGCTGCATCCGAAGCTGTAAGCATATTCATTCTAAGATCCAACCATTCTTGTGATTTTTGTGGTGCATACTCAAAATCTAACCACTTTTGCACATTTGGGTGCATATTATGTAAATAAATGATAATACTTTTAAGCCATTTCCTCCTCGCGTGCAATGCGTAATCGCTCTCTTAAGACACGTACAGTTCCTATACACGCTATATCACGACGCACACATTCATCAATAAGTTCATCCTTTTTCATATTAGATAATTTCGGGTTTCTACGTTTATATCTTGTTTTTATAGTATGACCACTTCTAGATGTCACTTCCATAGTCTTCTCATCTGAAGACGACGAATCTGGTGAATAAACTGGTGGTGGTGAAGGTTTATCTGAACCCTCGAGTATTGGTGGTAGAGGTTTATCCGGGTCCTCAAGAGGTGGTGGTACATCTGAATCCGATGGTGGTTTTTTAAATAATATTTTCAATAAAATAATTGTACTAACTAACCCACTTGCAATAATTAAATACTTTCTCATATATTTACATATAGGGGCTTTTGTTTAAGTATGGTATTTTTGGAGGTGGTCCGGGTGGTGGAGGTGGTGGATAAAAAAACTGTTTTGCAGCATGTTGTTCCGCTTGTTTTTTGTTTTTAGCATAACCTCTACCTAAAAACATATTATCGACATAAACATCTATGTAAAAAATACCATTTTCGTGTTTTACAACACGATATTCTGGTAATGAAAGATTATTTGTTTGACAATGACGCATAAGATGATCTTTGAAATTGTCATCAATCATAATTGAATTCATATTTACATATTCGGGGTTTGTGTATATATTCAAAATAAATTGTTTTGCATGAAGTAAACCCAAATCCATATATATGGCTCCAACTATAGCTTCGAAAACATCTTCAAGTATTTTTGGATTTTTATTCCATTCATTACGCATACCCTTTTCATCCATTCGAACCCATTTATATAATTCAAGTTTTGTTGCAATTCCCGCCAATGTTTCACCTCTAACAAGTTTCGTACGCGCTTTCGTAAGAAATCCTTCCTGTCTATTTTCATAACGATCAAATAAAAATTTTGTAATAACAAATCCTAATACAGAATCACCAATAAATTCAAGTGTTTCGAATGATCCGTCTAAAGATTCATCTTCTTTGAGTATCGATTTATGTCTAAAAGCTTTTTGGTACAAATCTAATTTAGTTATCTTTGTACCAACAAGTAATTCTACAGATTGCCTGTCAATTATCATGGTTAGTTATATTATATATTTATTTTTTAAGCCTTTTGTTCTGGTTTACTGTAATGCGGGCTCAAGTATTTTTGCAAGTTCAAGAAAGTAACTTGGGTATCAGCTGGTGGCTGAAGTAAATCGCGCAACTTTTCGTCAAGAACAAGAACGCGTCCGTTATCTGGATGCTTCAACCCCTTTTCGTTGACGTATTTGTTAATCGCACGAGTAACAGTACTTCTCGAAACAAGTTCTCCTTGTGGGAGTTCCAAAAATGCTCTAAGCTTTTCGGAAATAACCTGTTTACGATTAAACCCGTTATTTTCGGCACGCTTTGCCGCCTTTTCACCGTTCGGGTCGTCTTGCTTAGCCTTGACCTTTCTAACAATTTTGGAGAGTGTTTTGATATCGTTTCTGAGAGCGGAAATTTCTTGGAGCACGGTTTCAATAGACATTTTTTTATATATTACTTAAGACATGTATCTTTAAGTCCGTTTTTTAAACGATATATATGTACTGAGAATAAGTAGGGCAAATATTAAAAATACTGCTAATTCAAAAAATTCATCTATACGTGGAGTATAGAGATAACCAAATGCATATGGCTGTCTAGGATTGATATCATTATCATCAGCTGGACATCCACCAGCACAACACCCTGATTCACATGGAATTATATACCCCTTTTTAACTGTACCACACGTCTGTTCATTGTGTGGACGTGGTGTATCATAATCAGCATAACATCTACATGTATCTTCACACTTCATATTTATTATATAGGTAATATAATAATGGACGGGAATATTTATTCAGATGCTGCGATCTCAAAGTTCATGGATAAAAATTTATTTTTTAATGACTCAACTTTAAAAAAATATTATGAACAGGATGATTTAAAAAAATTTAGAAATCGTGTAAACCGTGTACACTCTGATAAATCATTTGAAAAGATTGTGTATGTTCTAGTTACCGATTCTATACGTGATATTATTTACGAAATAATAAGCGAGATTACTGTGTTTTTAAGACCAATGGGTGATGTTATTATAAGTGGTGGAGAAGCATTTAATATATACGTAGATCGTTCCGATAAGGTTATAACCAGTGATATAGACACGAAATTTGCACCTCGTATGAAACCAGATGAAAAATACTTTGGAAAACTCCAAGCTATCAAACTTCTTTTATGGAATAAATTAGGTGAAATTTCGAAAAGGGTAAATATACGCATACGTAATCGCATATTATCCAAAAAAGATAAAATTGGTAAATTTGTTGGATTAAAATTTGATAGTAAAAACCCATATGTAACTCGTAGATATAGTTTAATAAAAAAACGAAAACAAAGTAAAAATAATCAACCTTCAAAACGTAATGTATTTATTGATGTTGAATTATTCGCATTAGATTTAAAAATACGTTGGTATTCACCATCAAAAAAGCGTGTAGAACCATTTAATCTCGGTGGAATTTTAGACATCGCATTTATGCGCCCAAATGAATTTGGATATGAAGTTATTCAAACTCGTAAAAGAGGTGTCACATATAGAAACATGAATACAAATAAGACTGTTATTGATAATAAGATATATGTTGCGGGTAAAACATTTTTAATTGATGACATATACCTTATGCAGAAACTTGGATTAAGACCCGAAAAGAAAGAGAAAGATAGACAACGTATGGTTAAATTAGCTCGTATAATAACTAAAAAACAAATCAAAGCTTCTGAACCAATGGAAAAAATATTAAAAATAGTACATAAAAGACCTAAAACACCATCTAAAAGGATTTCATATGTTAAAACACCAAATATATACAAAGCGAAACGTGTAAACCCTTCAAAATATAAGGAATTTACAACAAAACCATCAAAGGATAAATTAACAAAACAAATTATATACGGATTAGATTCTTCAGTACGCGATATAAATATACCAGGATTTAAACAGTCAAGTGGTGTACAACGTTTTAATACAAACTCACTTACATGGAAACCTAATACATCCCATTCATATATTAAAAATGAATTCAGTTTCAGGCCAGATAACACATTAAACCGTGAAATACCAAAAAACATAAAAATGGAAGAAACACTTTATGGTTTTAAACCTCAAAGAGATAAATGGGTCCCAAAACCCATCCTTGAAAAATCAGCTATGATACCATTCATTGGTTTAAAGAATTGAAACCAATATAATATACATATGATTTACAGCACATTATCCAAAGGTGAAGATGGTTTATACCATACAAAAGCATTAAACGACGAGAACAAAAGGCATTTTATTCAATTGAATAATTTAATCATCACCGATGTTGATGGAGAAACAGGTGAAGTATCTTTTGAACTTACAGGGGAAGATAATCAGGATAAAATCGATTCTGTTCATGTCGCAAACCTCAATTCGGCATTGGAAAATAGTAAAACATGGTTTGGAAAAGAACTCGCAGAAAAGACCATTACAGGTGCTTACACCAGGGGCGAAACTCTTGTGACCGATCGTATCTCCGCAACACGTGTATACGATCATAACAAGGAAGCAGTTACTGAAGAACTTGTACCAGGTCTGACATGTACCGCCCTCATTGAATTTTCAGGACTTTGGTTTGCGAAAAAAGCATTTGGTCCATCATGGAATCTCGTACAATTGAAAATTCACGAAGAAAAAATTCCAGAACCAGAAATCGAAGAGGAGGAAACATATCCAGACCAGTACATCATTGAAGACACAGAATAAAAAAAATTGTTGATAGTATATAAAGATGAAGCTGAAGATGAACAAAGTCTCACCAAGACAGGTCTTGATTGCGCTTGCGATCGCGGTTGTGATATATATCATGTTCGCCAACAACACAAAATCCACTTATTCCGTCGAGGAAAGTATGTTTGCCCCATCGGGTTCCGTCACCGGACCATCCGGACCAGGATCCGAATGCGAAATGAAGGCCGGTACCGGTCTTGCGTCCTCCTTGCTCCCACGCGAAGTTGCCTCCCAAGAAGACTTCGGTGAATTTGCCCCAGAAGATGTCCTCGCTGGCCAAAACTTTCTCGAGCCAAGACAACAAATTGGTTTCCCAGAAACCGTCAGTGGCGCCCTTAGAAATGCTAACCAACAAGTCCGCGCCGATCCACCAAACAATAAAGAACCATTTGTGTGGAATAACTCCACTATCGCGTCCGACACTATGCGTAGACCATTGTGTTAAATAATTATTTAAAGAATACAGGTATAGTTTATATATAAAATGTCTCAGGTGACACCTACAGACGAACTCTCGAACAGCGTCTCTAAATTGGTTGAATTAAGCAAGCAAATTACAGAAGCCCGTGAAGATATTAAGGTTTTAGTCCAGGCCGAAAAATCTCTTAAATTACAAGTTAAAAAACTCATGACTGATAATGGTCTCGATGTAATTAACCTTAAAAAAGGTAAAATCTCAGTCCGTAAAAGTTCTAGAAAAACGGGGTTAAATAAAACCTCAGTCAAGGAAGGTCTTACATCTTTTTTTGATGGAAACGAACAACAAGCAGAAAGTGCCTTAAAGGTTATACTCGATAACTTACCAGTAAAAGAATCTACTTCACTCGCCCTAACAGGTATCAAAGAAAAGAAACAAGAATAATAAATAATGGTTTGGAGTCAATACGTCTACGAAGCCACTCACGGTAATGAAGCAGAACATAGCGATAATGAATATGAAGTCAATATTGACGAACCTTTACATATAAACGATTGGGAAGAATATCACCACGAACATCTTCGTTATATGTGGGGGATACTACAACAGTACCTAGACGACGCAGTTATGTCGCATTTTATTTTAAAATTTGCAAACTACGACGATTTTGTCGAATTTTGCTTTTATAATTCAGAATATGGTTCTTAGATAAATATGTAATGAATATATATACAAACATGCTCCCAGATATCACGTCTCAAAAAGTAGCAATTCCAGCATCTCTTTTTTTAGCACTCAGTCCAGGTATCCTTCTCAGAACAGACGGTTCCAAAATCGCATTCAGAGATGGGTTTACAGGCAGGACGGCTGTTATGTTCCACGCTCTCGTATTCTTTCTCACGTTCTCCCTTGTCGCCAAAGCGATGGGTCTCGTTCTTACCAAGACAGATCTTCTCGTATCCACATCTCTCTTCCTTGCACTCAGCCCAGGTATGCTCTTAACGCTCCCACCAGGCTCCAAAGGCGTCTTTATGTCCGGGCAAACAACTGTTCCAGCAGCAGTCGTTCACGCCGTAGTATTTGCGGTTGTGTTCGCTCTTTTGCGAAAGCAATTTCCTCAGTTCTATTAAGTGACATGTCCTATGAATATCTTATTATAGGGCCAGGTGCTATGGGTATATTTTCCATGTTAGGGTACCTTAAAAGTGTTGAAAACACTTTGCAAAATGTCAAAGGGTACTCAGGTGCTTCAGCGGGTGCTATTATATGTACTTTCCTTGCACTTGGATATTCAGTAGAAGAAACGGTATATAAATTACTTGAACTTGATTCAACTAAACTTGTTAAACTTAATTTAAAGTGTTTTCTAAACGCATACGGTTTAGTAGATTTGGTACCTATACGTGAACATCTCGTTAATTTATTAGGTTCAGATCCAACGTTTTCAGAAATAGATAAAACACTGTATATATCTGCATTTTGTGTAAACACGTCGAAAACCGAATATTTTTCAAAATATACTCACCCCGATATGAAAGTCATAGATGCCGTATGTATGAGTATTGCTGTACCGTTTATATTTTCATCGTTTCGACATAATGATATGGTTTATGTAGATGGTGGTACACAGGAAACGTTACCAACAGCACCATTTCTCGATAAAAAACCATACAAAATTTTATGTATTCGTATGAAAATGGAAACAGAATTTATAGAGGAAATAAAGAACCCTAAACAATTTGCCGAAGCGCTTATTTCTTCAACATTAAACAATAGAAAAAACAATCTTATAAAAGAAACCAAAGTTGTTGATATAGATATAGGTCAGGTTGACCTTTTTAATTTTAATATGTCATACGAAGACAAGTTTCAAATGTATACAAAAAGCATATCGCTATAACTTTTTTGTTGGGTTATATCAATATGGACGCGTGTGATCCAGGGTTAGATATTAGAAATCTCAGGTCACTTGTTAAACAAAACACGGGTACAGACCTAAAATTGTCCAAAAATCAAATATGTGAAGTATATTCATATATACAGGGTGGTAAATTACCATTACCACCATTGATTTTAAGTAAAGATGGTTCGTATTTAATAGATGCTAAATCACCATTAACACGGAAAGATTACGATACACTTTTTAAATCCACTTCTAAAGTGGACGATTTAAGAAAAATTGCGAAAAAAGTTGGTGTAATACGTTATGCGAATAAGAAACTTACAAAACAGCAGCTTATTGATATAATTGGTAGACGTTTACATGGATTGAAAGTATATGAACCCATAAAATTAAGATCAATTCAAAAGAAACAAATTGAAAATTTCAATAATGATATAATTGCGTTTAATGAAAACGCCAATACTAATAATGTAAACAACTTGAACAGTTTGAATAATGTAAACAATGTTAATGGCACAAATAGTTTGAATAATATAAACAATGTGAACCGTTTGAACAATGTAAATAAAGGAGGTAATAATTTAAATAAGGTAAATAATGTTAACCGTTTGAATAATGTAAATAGAGGAGGTAATAATTTAAATAGGGTAAATAATGTAAATAGAGGAGGTAATAATTTAAATAGGGTGAATTATACAAATTTTAAAGCAAAAAATCAAACGAGGCCACGTTTTTTAAACGTAAACCATAGAAAAACACCTACCAGTACCATTACCACTACCAATACAAAAAATTATAAGGCGTTTACAACGAAAAAACCAAACAAACCTACATTTTTGAATAAAAATTTCATAAAAACTAACAAATTTATATCAAAACCGGGTTACGTTTTTAAGAGAAATAATAAGGGTTTGGGTATGTATAAAAATAAACCACCCGTCCAGGGTCCAGTAGGTCCTCCCACCCCTGCGCCTACACCCGCACCTGCACCTGCACCTGCACCTGCACCCGCACCTACTCCCACACCTACCCCAACTCCAGCTCCAGTGCCAAACAAACCAAATATACCAAACAAACCAAATGTACCAAACAAACCAAATGTACCAAATAATAAAAATGAAGAAGAAGCTAAGATAAAAGCACAACAAAAAAAGCTTTTAAATAAAATCCTAAACAATTCCAAAAACTTTACAAATGTTAACAAGGCGGCGTTCCTTAAAAGGTTTAATAATGGTGAAAATTTCAATACAGTAAAAACAAATGCGATTAGAAGGGCTCAAGAACT